CGATTGCTGTCTTTTCTTGCTTTGTTTCTACTAAAAAATTTTTATAAATCTTCATAGAATTATTTATTCAAATGAAGATGGCACTTCTATTATTTGTTTTTCAGCAGTTACATAATATTCTATACCCTCATGAACAAATACTGTATGCGTTGCTCTAAATGCTTCTTCTTTCACTTTGGATTTATCTTTTTTGCCTTTTTTAACAGTCTGTAATATCTTTTGATATACAACCTTATCTCCCATAATGAGAGCAAGCAATTTGTCAAAAATCCTTATAATCATGATTCTTTGTTTTGGAGTTGGTTTTTTCTCGTCTTCCAAATCTTTCATTGTTTTAAGAAACAATGCATATTCTTCTTTTTTAATTAAACCTTCTCTTGCTAATCTTTTCAATCGGGCATCAACATCCTCTGTCAATGCTATTTTTAAATAAGATTCGCCTAATTTGTCTAAAAGACCTTGTTCTGCTACTTCCATTATGCTCTACTCCCAAATGTTTTTGGTGCTAAGAAATTTTGTCTAGAAAACTCTAGTCTATCTACTAATTTTACTGCTCCATCATTTAATGTGACTGCAACAAATCCTTCTGGATTTGTAATCTCAAAACCCCTATCAGTTTGTATAAATGTTTTTGTCATGGGCTGAATATCTTGTAATTTTTTAATTATTATCATCTTAGCGGCTATAAGAACATTTTGCATTTGAAACATATTTTTCAAAGCAGTCTTGTTCTCAGTAAAAAATTTTAAAATGACTTCATTTTTTTTGCGCCTATTTTCTTTACCTTTTACCGACTTTAATTTATCAACCTCTTTATCTAATTTATTTTGTAAATATCTAATCAAACCAATAACATGACTATTAACATTTCCAATGGGCATACCCTGTCTTATTTTAAAATTAGCAAATGCTTTAATCTGTGTATTTAAGTATTTATCATCTTTTATACTGTCTAGCAGTTTCTTATTAAGATTTCTAAATAATCTGCCCGCCATCGAAAGCACATTAAAATATTTTTCAGTTTCTTCTTGAGTAAAAGATGCTATTCCATCCATTTTTTCATATTCAGCATCTTTAAACCATACATCTGATGTTTGTATAAAATTATCAACATTTACATCAAATGTAGCATCCATTTGATTTACTTTTTCGCCCTCATATTTTGTATGCCAAACAATGCCCAATTTTGAAGCATTTATCTTTTTTCCCAATTCACTTCTTAATTTAATCGCATATGTTATAGTATTTGGTGTAAAAACGATATGCGATTCGCCATCTATATTCTGTAACGTTCTAGGTTTTTGTGGACTGTATAATAAATCTCCTTGATAAACACCATCTATTCCAATATCTTTAAGGTATTTCAAAGAATCTTTTAATACATCTTGTAAGCCACCTTCGTGATTATTTTCAATATCTTCATCTGAAAAATTTAATTTAGGTTCTTTAGCAAATGCTCCGTGCTTAGTTGCTACAAAAAATTTATCAGTTTCGGGGTCTGTTCCTGCTACAATTGCTGGAGCTCCATCCCATTTGGTTGTTATTTTAATTTTTTTAGAAGAAGCGCCTTTTAAAGTTGATCCCAATGAACTTAAATATGTGATCGCTTTTTTCACACCATCAAAGCCACCATTTAAAACTTCATCTTCTATATGCTCAAGGTGCTTGTTAGCACCCTGAGACTCTAGTAAAAAATCTTTAAAATCGAGCATTTTCCTCTAAGTACTTTAATATAAACATAAATAGTCACTAACTATTTATTATATTATCTAACTGAGGATTGCTTAAAGGGAGCTAATTATTTCGGGGCGGGTCCACGGAGTAAGCATTTGGCGGCTATCACTAGGAAAGACTTTATTGTTACAAGTATTTAAAAGATTTGGGGTAGTATAAATAATTCTTGTTAACAATGTTTTAAATTCTATAGTACCCATCTTATGTGCCACTACACATATCCAAGCAGGTTTTCCATAAAATTGTTCAAAATGCCCTCTCCACTGATGATAAGGATTCAGGGTCAACAATGTAGTTAAAACCAAATCATGATCAGGACCTGTAGTACTAATTACATTAACATTTGTCGAATCAATGATTGTTTCTGTCATTTCAATTTTTACTTTTTGTTCAGAACACCCTTCAAGACATTCGCCTGTTTTAACATCCTGAGGACAACCCATAGGATTAAGACACTCTTGAACATTTTTTACACCCTCTGTAACTACTTTTTTACTCTCCCATTCTGGTTTTGGGCCTTCGGGTATAGATTCTACTGTTTTCACAACTACAGGTGTTTTCACAACCGCAGACTTGTAAGGTTTTAATCTTACTTTTTCATTTTCTTGGCTGACTACAATCATTTTTTTACCGCCAAGAGTTATGACAGTACCAAACGGTAATCCAGAAGTTTTCGCCACAACTGGATAGGGGGCGCAAGAACTTGAGAATAGTATCACTACGAGCGACAATATTATCAGCATAAATTTATACATATCACCTCATTTATTTGAGATTAACAAAAAGAGCATATAGCTCTACCATTACACTTATATTATCTCAAATATGAGCCATAGTGTCAAGCTAATTAATAGGAAAATTCCGAAAAATCTTTCTTTTTTTTCTTCTTTCTATTGTTTATTTCAACATCAAATACTGGAGGATCATCATCTTTTTTATTCCAAGATCCCTTCTTTTTCTTTTTTGTTGATCTTGTAACAAGATCACTTTGAGCAGATTCTTCGAGATCATATAATTTCATTTTTGCTCTATCAATTCCAATTACAAACCTCTTATTTTTACCAGGATCACTATAACGATTCTTCAATTGTTTTATTAAAATCTGATCAAGTTCTTCCAATTCTTCTGTACTAATCAAAGCAAACATAAAATCTGCAGTTGCTGGTAATCCGAATGATTCAGAAGTATCTTCAAGACCAAAATCTGTATCTGTAAATCCTGATCTAGTTGTTTGTGTAGCAGAACAGATAGGAAGATTATTTTCAACTGCAAGACCACGAACTTCTTCTGCGATTGATTTAACATAATTATACGAATTTACAGTATTACCATATTTCAATCTAGATGAAGACATAATATTTAAATAATCTACAAATATAATATCAGGAATAAATTTTCTTTTTAATTTTAATTCATTCAATAAATTTCTAAAATGATTTACGTTTGCAGAAGCAGGTGGATATTCCTTAACAATCAATCTTCCCGATGTCGCTTTTTTAACTTTTTTTATTTTTTTATCAAACAGGTCTTTAGGTATATCGTGTAAATCATCTATCGTAATATTCATTAAATTCGCATCAATTCTTTCTGCAATTTTTTCTTCAGCCATTTCAAGAGTAATATATAAAACATTTAAACCTTGAGAAATTGAAGCGGCCGCATGATGACACATGAATAACGATTTTCCCACACCTACACCAGCAAGTGTAATATTCAAAGTTTTTTTAGATAAACCCCCCTTAGTAATTTTATTGAAATAATCTAAATCAAAAGCTACTTTTTCTTCAACCCTATGATAACTATCAAATCGTTCATCTGAGTCTTCAATATAGTCATGGCCAATATTAGGATCAAAACAAACCGCAAGAGCATCAGATAAAATTTCTGGTATAGCTCCTTTGTCTTTTTCTGTTTCTTTTTGATTATCGATAATACCAATTGATTCAAGTACTGCATTATAGATTGCTTTGTCTTGACAAAATTTTTCAGTAGTTTCAAGTAACCAGTCGGTTTCTGTATCTTCTTTACTGGTAAAATATTCTGTAACTTTTTTAGAAACACCATCGAACTGATCTTCAGAAAGTTTTGCATTATTTCCGACTTCTATAATTAATGCTTCTTTGGTGGGAAGAACATTAAACTTATTTACATAATTTTCTATCTCTTCAAAAAGAAACTGATCATTATGATCTGAAAAATATTCTGTTTTTAGATATGGTAAAGATTTCCTGGTATATTCATCATTGAATATCAGGTTCTTCAATATTGTGTCCTCGATCCTCATCATTTTCGTGTGTATTTAAATCTATATTTTCCTGAATTACTTCTATTAAAATATCGCCTATTAATTTTTCAAATTCTATACCTTCAGTATCAGCATATTTTTTTCCTCTAATATCTTCAGGTATTTCTAGTATATCATATTCAAATCGATATTTCAACTCTTCGGCATCTTTTTCTGGGTCTATTAATCCGAATCGATTATACTTATAAATTACATCTGTAAATTTTCCTTCAGTAATACAAAAAGCAAATTGATCATCCTCTTCATTCTGAGGATTTTTCACCATTTTGTACCACTTCTTCATTGTCTTTTGTTGTTCCATATAGAAATTTCTCCTGACAATATTTGTCGATTTTTAACATTATTTCTTCAGTAAAATGTTTTTCAGGATCTTGCATAATCGCCTTACCGAATAATTTTGTGCCATCTGGAAGCTCAAATCTCGTTGACACTTTAGTAAAAATACCAGCTTCTTCAGCAAGTTCTAACATACCATGCCAACGATCTAATCCTTTATTATAAGTCACTAATGCATCAACCATTCTATTTTCTACTGTTAGTCTAGATTTATGATTTTTACAATGAATGATATTACCTATTACTTCAGTACCCTCTTTTTCTTTTCTTTTTGAAAGAAACACAATATTGCTTGAAGCATAATAAAGACCAGTACCACCACCCATAATTTGTTGAGGAAACATCACACCAATTTGGCTATATGTATGATTTGTAATTAATACAGGAACTTTTGCTTTACTTGCTTTAAGTGTTAGTACTCTAAATGTTCCCTTTACAAGTGCGGCTCTTGTCATATCTCTTGTCTCTTTACCATCAGTAATATCACCCACCTCTTTCGAAGTAGATAACATACCAAGACTATCAAGACATATCATCAAAGGCACCCTATCTTCACTAGCAAGATGTTTGTCAAGAACTTTTGTAACTTGATGTGCAAACTCTTGAATTGTAGCAACTGGTAACATAACCATACGAGAAGTGTCTATTTCTCGTTGTTCAATCATCTGTTTAGTTATAGCAGATTCAGACTCAAAATAAAG